GATGTTGAGTTGCCGAAGCTGAAGGCCCTCAACGACGAGTACGAACTCCGGTCGGCCCGGTCATACATGCACCCGGAGATCTTCCGGGAGATCGGCGACCGGCTCCAGCAGGTCGTGATCGCCTGGGCGCAGCTCGTCGTGGACTCGGTGGAGGAGCGCCTGGACCCGGAAGGGTTCCGGCTGCCTGATCAGGACGCTGGCGACGATGACCTGTGGCGGGTGTGGCAGGAGAACGACGCCGACGAGAACTCGCAGTTGGGCCGCATCGACGCGTTGGTGATGCGGCGGTCGTTCGTGTGCGTGGGGACGAACGAGGCGGACGCGGACACGCCGCTGATCACGTTCGAATCACCGCTGGAGATGTACGCCGACATCGATCCGCGGAACCGGCAGGTCCGCGCCGCCCTTCGGCGCTGGGTGGACCCGCAGGCGTCGCCGTCGCTGCCGTCCGGCCCGCAGATGATCACCACTGGTGGCGGGGCCAGGTACGCGACCCTGTACCTGCCGAACTCGACGCACTGGTTCGAGAACGGTGTCGAGAAGGACCGCGACGAGCACAACATCGGCACGGTCATGGTGACCCCGGTGGTGAACCGGTCGCGCCTCACGGACTGGCTGGGGCGCTCCGAACTGGAGCCGATCCTGCCGCTGGTCCACGCTGCAAACAAGATCGCCACGGACATGATGGTGGCGGCCGAGTTCGTGGCGCTGCCGATCCGCGGTGTGATGGGGCTGTCGCTGTCGGACTTCGAGGACTCGGCCGGCAACAAGCTGACCGCGCTGCAGGTGCTCCTCGGCCGACTGCTGGCCATCCCGGACGACGACGGTACGGCGAAGACGTTCGAGTTCTCTTCGGCGAACCTGGACAACTTCCACCAGACCATCAACCAGTTGGCGCGCCTCGTCGCGTCGATCGCCGGGTTGCCACCGCACTTCCTGGGCCTGACCACGGAGAACCCGCCGTCGGCGGACTCGATCCGGTCGGCGGAGATGCGCCTGGTGAAGCGGGCCGAGCGCAAGCAGGTGCCTTTCGGCGGGGCGTACGAGCAGACCATGCGGCTGGTGAAGCGGCTCCAGGACGGCGATTGGGACCCGCGGTACCGCCGGCTGGAGACGATCTGGCGGGACCCGTCGACCCCGACGATCGCACAGAAGGCCGACGCGGCGGTGAAGCTGTACAACCTGCCGAAGCCGATCGTGCCGCTGCGCCAGACCCGCGAGGACCTCGGGTACACCGATGCGCAGATCTCGCGCATGGAGACCGAGGACAGCAAGGCGGCGGCGCAGGACCCGCTGGCGCAGATCGCTGACCAGTTGTCGCAACGGCCCGGCGCGCTCAGTGCCGCAGCCGCCTGAGTCCGCGCAGCGCCACTACCGCAACCGGCGGGCGCTGACCAACGCCGCCTCGGCGGACGCCCGCCGGCGCTGGAACCTCATCGACCCGGCCAACATCAGCGGCTCGTGGACCCGCCAGTCCGCGGCCCTCACGGTCACGGTGTCCGGTGCCCAGGCCGCGGCGGTAACGTCGGCGGACCCGTACGTGCAGGCCACCCTCGCAACTCAAGGCACACCCTCGACCGCGGAGTACGCCGTGGCCGCGATGGCGTTGGCCGGAGTGACGGCGGACGGTCGGGACCTGCGGTCGTTGCTGTTTCAGCCCGCGATCACCTCGCTCATGGCGATCAAAGACGGTCAGGATACCGACCGGTCGTTGGCGGTCGGACTGTCCCAACTGGACACAATCGTGCGGACCGAGGTCGCCGACGCGGGCCGGACCGCCGACCAGATCGCCACCACCACCCACGGTGCGGACGGCTATGTCCGGCTCACCGTGGGCCCGACGTGCAACCGGTGCCTGATCCTGGCCGGTCGCTGGTACCGGTTCTCGAGGGGCTTCGAGCGGCACCCGAACTGCGACTGCGTCATGGTCCCGGCCGGCGAGGGCGACGAGCCGCTGACCAACCCGGAAGCGATCTACCGGGACCTGAGCCCGGACGAACGCACCAAGGCGGGCTGGTCGCAGGCCGAGCAGAAGGCCATCGACCTCGGCGCAGACATCATCGCGGTGACGAACATCCACCGCAAAGGTTCGCTGTATACGGCCGGCGGGCGGCAGTTCGCCCGCGAGGCGGCCGGGAAGCGCCCCCGGATCACCCCAAGGCAGATCTTCATCGAGGCCGGCGACAACCGGGCCGAGGCGATCCGGCTACTGAAACTCCACCGCTACATCCGCTGAGGGGGTTTCCGTGGCTCTACATCCGGGCGAACGTCGCGGCGCCAAGGGCACCGACCTCGGCGGCCAGTTCGTTGGCCCGAAGTCGATCGCCCGGTTCCTGGTGAAGCTGCTCAAGCCCGACCACGAGCACAAGTCCGGTGAACCTGAGCCGGACATGCGCCGCACCATGGGTCGCCTCACCACCGCCGGCGGTTCGGTGATCTCAGCGCGCCTGCCGTCCCGCAAGCCGCAGATCGACGACCGGGTGGTCGACACTCGCGATCCGCGTCGGCTGGGTACGGTGGCGTCGCTACAGCCTGAGGCCGAAGTACTGGTGACGCCCGGCACCGGCGGCAGGCGGGGCGTGTACAAGAAGACGCCGGCGACGATGCGGGTCCACTGGGACGACGGCACGCACGAGGTGCGGCCGCAGGAGTCGGTGACCCCGCCGTTGCGGGAGCCGGCTCGGTCGTTCGACGCGCACCCGCTGCACACGTCACCGGCGGTGCGGAAGATGACCCCGGCGCCTGCTCGGTCACCGGAGGACCAGTTCCGCCGCCACCTGTCGGATGAGGTCGCTGCGGGGCGGGTGGATCCCGGTCAGGCGGCGGACGCACTGCGGGCCGCCGGGTCGGCTGACATGCGGGATCCAACCCGGGCAAAGTTCATCGCCGACCGACCGGCAGCCGATGCGCGCGCCGAGGATGCCCGCAAGCTAGCTACGGAGCAGCGCGCGGCGGACGCGAAAGGTATGTCCCTGGAGGAATGGCGCGCGTCTCGGGCGCCCAAGAAGGCGACCAAGGCCTCCCCCGCAGCGGCGAAGATGGCGCGCGGGAAAGCAGCAGCCCCGAAGGGCCTGCCGCGCGGTTTCAGCGAGACGAGCCGCACGGACCTTGAGGACGCGCTCGGCAGCAAGACGCCGGCCGAGCTGAAGGCGCTCGCCGAGCAGGTCAACATCGACATGCCGGGGCACGTCCGCTCGCAGTCGGCTCGGGCGAAGTTGTTGGTCCAGGCCGCGGAGGTCGCGGACCGTCGCAACGGTGGTCGCACCGGCGACGCTCTCATCGCCGCAGCCCGCGACACCGGCTCACCTACGCCGTCGTTCGACGCCGCGGACGTCCGCTCCCGGCTCGCGTCGGCGCAGTCCCGCGAGGAGGGCGAGGCGGTCTTGAAGGGCCTGACCGTGGCCCAACTGCGCGAGGTGTCTCCACTTGCGGCGTCGGCAGGCAAGGGCAAGCCGGACGCCGTCAGGAAGGTTCTGAACGCGGAAGCACCTCACCTGTACGGCGCCGGCCTCGCTACCGGGACGCCGTCGCTGACCCTGGACGGGCCCGCCGGAGCCGGGAAGACACTGGACCTCCCATCGTCGGCGCTTTCTCACGGTCTCGCCGGCAGCCCCTGGGAGGCCGGCCACGCCGATGGTCTCGATGCGATGCCGGATCACTCCCTGGCCTCGTACGCGCAGGAGTGGGACATCCCGGATGCCCGGTCCAAGACACCGGCCGAGTTGCGGGCGGCGTTGCGGGCTCAGGGTGTGGGGTCACCGCAGGTGGAGCAGGCCAAGCGGGCGGGCGAAGAGGCGGCGGCGAAGGCCGATCCGCACATCGAGATCGACGCCCGCCAGCATGGTCGGGATGCCACCGAGATCCTTCGGGGCAGGCGCCTGACGCCAGAAGGGCGAGCGGCCCTCGATGCGCTCGGTCCGGCCGGGCACCCGCGCATCGCGGCCATCCCGACGACTGAAGGGAAGATCCGCGGCGCGTACGCCATGCTCGCGGACCCCCGAAATGCTGAGTCCAACGATAAGCATGTGAACCTCGAGGACCTGCGGAAGCTCATCGGCGATCAGGTCCCGAGGTCCGAAGTGGACGACGCTTTGCTCCGGATGCATGTGGATTCGCCGGACGTGAACATTGTGCCCCAGTCATATGCCCGGCACGTCGGCACCAACGAACGGCTGGCGGCGGCGGTCACGATCGGCGG